AAGCATTCCACCTGGTCCGCGAAGGAAACGAGGTTCTATAACCATTCCTAAGAAACGTTTGTTAAATTTGTTTGTTTCATCTTCTGGTTTGTAACCAAGATAAAAATAAGTTAATAGCGCTAGTTTATCCTCAGTTGACATTGTATCCCATATATGTTGCATAACATAGAGTTCTAATTTTTCTCTTTTCATTCCACCAGATTCCAGTTTTTGTATAGCCAATGACGCATTTTTATACCAATTCTTATCGCTTCTCTTAATTTCTGATTCTGGTAGCGGTGTAATGGCTACCTTAAATCTAGCTTCATAATGTTGTATAACATTAATAAGGGGTTTATCTCTCTGTTCTTCATGTTCTTCATGTGATTTTATTTCACTAGGTAACTCATCTACAATTTTGCTTCTCTTATACGAAATAGGACGATTTCGATCAAACATACTAACATGTTCATTCTCCAATTCTAATGGCTGGAAGAAATAATATTCGCCTATGTTCACTAAACGTCCACTTCGTTTATATGGATCCTCTATTAATTCAGTTCGATCATTTACCAAAGCATCGAGAGCCGCATTAATTTGTTCAATTGGGTATTCTCTCTGATAATTCAAAATTATTACTAAATCATCTTTTTTATAAAAATAATGTTCCATAAATAACTCCTTTATTTTTCGAATCAATGTATCACTTATCGATATGTCATATGTATCCATAACAATATCATCTGCTCTTATTTTTGCCATAGGTTTACATTCATAAGAACATGATTCCATATAGTCACAAAGCTGACTATACGGCTTATCTCCTATCTTATATTGAATGCGTTTTCCATTTGCCAACATTAATGTTTTTGTCTGTTTCAGTAATTCTTCTGTGGCATTCATCTGCTGACTATTTAATAAGCAATCAACCGCTCCTTCTTTTAACGCACGACTTACTTTCCCTATAAGCATGGCTTTCATTTCGGCTACACGATAAACATACATGTCAGCCGCCTCGTCGCCATTTTTCAAGAGAGAAGCATAGAAAAATATCATGACATTACGCTTATTAAAAGGAAGTTTTATATGACTACACGTACGGACAGCACGACCAATAGTCTGTTCCAAACGGTTTGTGTTGTACCATGGCTCTAAAATATGAACCTGGCGTATATTCTTAAAATCGAGACCTTCTGTGCCAGCACGCGAGATTAGTATAATTTTTATTTCGTCACCATCTTTATTCTCATCTTCTGATGCTTTCTTAACAGATAATGAATTATTTGGTGAAAGATCCTTGTCACCAGTTATCATTACGTATTTTACTCTTCCTTTTCCTTTTCCACTTTTCATCAAAGAACTTCCTCCATAACGTTGACATCCTCTTTCTTCAAGGGCAAGGGCAATTGGAATTAATCCACCATCCAAAAATTGTGAATATACTAAACAAATTCCTTCTGATGAAAGAACAGTCTCGCAAATCGCAGCAATCTTAGCACTATATTTTGGTAGTTCTGATTCTGAAAAAATCCTTCCAAACTTTTTGACAAGTCCACTTCGGTAATCATAGTTTTTACGGTTTTTAAAAGTCATAATACGTGATAATCCGCCTTGACCAACAAGATCACTAATGGATACGTCCTCCATGTCTCCATCTTCCACTGGAAATACCATATTCAAGGCTTCTAATGGTTTTTGTAAAACTGTATATCCAAAACGCTCCATGTTTTCTGGATTAGGCATTTTTTTGTCAGATGTTGTGCGTTTTAATTCTTCGATTACACGTTCATATACATCGGCTTGATATCCATCAAGTTTCTGACAAAATAAATCAAGGTGTTCCATTCTCTGAACAATACGATTTCCTGTAATTCCTTTCGTTGGATAATCCGCTGATTTCAGTGAATTCTTTGGAGAAAACTCTTGTGGAAAAATACGATATGGAAAGGTATAAGGATTATCACCTCTTAAAAAAGATACATACCCGGTTGCCTTTCTCATAAGTAATTCTTTTCCAATTTCTTCACCATCTTTACTTAAAACCATATCACCGTCGCCATTAAAAACATCTTTTATTTGGATAGGATGACGGCCATCATTTTTATTCATTAAATTTAAAAGCCAAATAACTTCACGAGGATCATTATACATTGGTGTAGCAGAGAGAAGCAAAAGACGAAGTGGGTGAACAGCGTCTATAAGCTTTTCTAACCAAACAGCAACGCGTTTACCTTGCTTGTCTCCTCCACCCATACGGATATTATGAACTTCATCGATGACAATAAGTCTATTAGAGAATACATGTTCTAACTTACGACGAGTGATTTCTTCTCTCTTCTCCTCCGAAAATTCATCAGATACATTGGCAGATTTACGAATGTAATTCGCGAATTCAACATAACCCATAAATGAATAATAATTATTAATTAATCTTTTCACTTGGGTTATAATTTTTTCTTTTGATACCCCTTGTAAATGAACTGGATTTATTTCCGCTAAAAACCTATTGCCACTACATGCTTCAATATTCCAAACCCCTCCTACCTTTTTCATTTTACGATCGTCAAATAATTGCTGTCTAAAATTTCCCTGTACATTTGGTGAAGCCACAATGATTATTTTTTTTGTTATACCCATTTGCTTCATATAATTTCGCATTTCTTCACTAACTCCAATAGCAGAGCATGTTTTGCCTGTACCCAATCCATGATACAAAAGAAGTGAATTATATGGAGTATTCAATGAGAGAAAATTTTTAACAAAAATTTGATGTGGACTGAGTTCAAAACGCATTGAACATAATCGTTCCGACTCATCTTCAACATCAGCAATAGGAAGTTCAATTGAATTTTCATGAAATTCTTTACGTTCTGCTATTTTTATGTTAAAAGTAGGGTCGTTAATATTGGGATATAATTTATCCATATATATATACTGAATATTTATTTAATAGTTTGTTTATCTTGTCAACAATTTTCAGTCGCTCTAAATGGTATGGTCTAATTAGTAAATATGCCTCTTCTAATGTAACCCATTTAGCATTGCTTATTTCTAATTTTTGAAAATTAATATCCGTTAATTCATTTTCATTACAGTTAAATTCTGCAAGATAATATTTATCCTTATAAGACTGATAATTTGAACCAATTACAAATTCTTCATATGGATTCACATTATCGATTATATTAAGAAATTCTTTTTTATATCCAGTTTCCTCACTCCATTCACGTATAGCGCAATCCTTAGAATCCTCCTTATGATTTTTTCTACCTTTGGGAAATCCCCATTCAGGAGAATCCCAATCGATAATACATTCACTAAGTAAAGTTTTAGTAGTATAAAAGGTATTCTTCAAGTCAATTCCATTCATTAACATTTTGAATTTATCACTTGCAAATATCTTTTCATTAGAATAGTAGGAATTTTTAGTAGATCCCCATAATTCCAACCATAGTTCATCAAATGATTTATCTCGAATATTATTTTTTTCTTCATTACTCATTTCAAACATGATATCTATAATTTGCGATTTATTGTTTACTGAATAACGACCTCTCAAAAAATCGATGTAACCAAATGTGTGTTTTCTACATACCATTAAATATTCAAATCTATCTTGTTTATTTTTTCGAAATGCTATAATACCACTACTTTCAAATGGTTTACGACAATTATGAAAATTATGCCCATATTTATCGCAATTATTACAATAGGTCTGTGTTTCATTTTTCATTCTATTCATTACTTATTTAGTTAGTACGGATGAACTTTTATATTGTTTGATTTTAATGGAAGAAAGTATATCGACAATTGATTTCGATAAGTATTGGTATGTTTTTCATTCTATTGGATTTCATTACCCACTTCATCCTAATAAGGTAAGTAAAAAAAAATATTACGATTTAGTCATGAATATTCCAATTTTTTTACCAAGTGAACGTTTAGGCAACGAATTTAGTAAATTGCTAGATAAGTTTCCTATTACTCCTTATTTGGATTCACGGGAATCCTTTATTAAATGGACTCATTTTATTCATAATAGGATGAATGAACAATTGGGATTGAAACCAATGGATTACGCAAATTTTATGGCAAAATACACTATTCTCCCTGAAAAAAATGAACCGAAAAAAAGGAACTGGCATTGGTTGATAGGAGATTATAAAAACTTTATAATTTTATCATTATTGTCAATAATTATGTATATATTATATAACAAACTTACAGTATGAAGATAGAAGTAGTTATTTTAGGATTAACAGCTTTTTTTATAGCAAATGCTTATAATGATGGTAAATACGTGGAAATGATAAAATCGTGGAAGAAATATTATCAAATGGCGTTTATTGGCTTTTTAGGATTTTCACTCTATTTGTTTATTAAAAGAAATCCAGCCCAGTCACATAGTTTGATTAAACATGCTAATGGTATTATTAAATATATGCCTATTGATAAAAATACAACTGACATGTTAACTCCTATTTTAGATTTCTCTAGCCAAAACATGTTTGAACAGGTTGGAGGGTCAACTTCTGGCGGCGCCGAGCGACGAATTATTAATTCAGGAAAAACAAGTAATAAACGTTCCGTTAGTGAAACGAAGAAGAAATTCGTTGCTTCTAACCAGAA